GCTGATCATCAACATCCCGCCGCGCTGCGGCAAGTCGAGCATCGTCAGCGTCTGCTTCCCGGCGTGGGTGTGGACGCAGCGCGAGATCAGCGCGACGTCAGGCCCGCAGGTGCCGCTGCTGCACGCCTCCTACGCGATGTCGCTGGCGATGCGCGACAGCGTGAAGACGCGCCGGCTGATCGAGAGCCCGTGGTATCAGAAGCTCTGGGGCTCGCGCTTCCAGCTCACCAGCGACCAGAACACGAAGGGCCGTTTCCAGAACGACAAGCGCGGCGAGCGGCTGATCACGGCAGTGGATGCCAGAGTGACCGGCGAGGGCGGCAACATCATCGTGGTCGACGATCCGAACGCCGCCAACGAGGCGCTGTCGGAGGCGCTGATCGAGACGACGAAGGAATGGTGGGACGGCACGATGTCGACCCGCCTCAACGACGCGCGCACCGGCGCCTACGTCGTGATCCAGCAGCGGCTGGGCGAGGAAGACCTGACCGGCCACATCCTCGACACCGACGAGGGCTGGACGCACCTCATGCTGCCGATGGAGTTCGAGCCCGAGCGCAGCTTCACCACGAGCATCGGCTGGGACGACCCGCGCACCGAGCCCGGCGAGCTGCTGTGGCCCGAGCGGTTCGCCGCCGAGCAGGTCGAGGTGCTGAAGAAGCGGCTCGGCCCGTGGAAGGCCGCCGGCCAGCTCCAGCAGCGGCCCGAGCCGAAGGGCGGCGGCATCATCAAGCGCGAGTGGTGGCAGCTCCACGACGCGCCGCAATTCCCGGCGTTCGACTACGTGGTCGCCAGCCTCGACACCGCGTTCACGACGAAGCAGGAGAACGACTTCAGCGCGCTCACCGTGTGGGGCATCTTCACGAGCGACATCGTCGCCACGCCGTCGAAGCAGGTGCTGCGCGGCGAGCGGCTCACGAACGTCGACCCGCGCGACTACGGCAATCAGGCGCCCAAGGTCATGCTGATGAACGCATGGCAGGATCGGCTGGAGCTGCACGACCTCGTGCTGCGCGTCCAGCGGACGTGCAAGGACATGAAGGTCGACCGGCTACTGATCGAGGACAAGGCGGCCGGCCACAGCGTCGCGCAAGAGCTGCGCCGCCTGTTCGGCTACGACGGCTTCGCCGTGCAGCTCGTGAACCCCGGCATGCTCGACAAGGTCGCGCGCCTCTACTCGGTGCAGCACCTGTTCGCCGAGGGCATGGTGTTCGCGCCTGATCGCCAGTGGGCCGAGATGGTGATAGGCCAGTGCTCGACGTTCCCCCGCGGCAAGCACGACGACCTCGTCGACACCGTCAGTCAGGTGCTCGCGCACCTGCGCCAGACGTCGATGCTCACGCGCAGCAGCGAGCACATCGCCGAGGTCGGCGAGAGCCTGCGCCACCGCGGCGCGCCGCCGGTCAGCCTGTACGGCATCTAGACGAATTCGGTTAGGGCCTAGCCGAATTCGTCCAACGGCCCCTCGAAACGTGCTAGCCGCTATTGACATTCTGTCACTGGTCTGATCCGGCTTTCGCGTGGTATCCTCGACCCCCTGCGAGGTCCATGAATGCCGCTTGTGCCGGGGTTGAGCCCCAATCTCCGCATCGTCCAGCCTGAACCCGAGGAACTTCCGCCGGGTGACGACATTCGCGTCGAGGATGCGGAGCCGGCCGGCGACGTCGAGCATCTCGACGATCAGGGCAACGTCATCAAGATCGAGCACGACGACGGCTCGATCACGATCAGCACCGACGGCAAGCCTGTCGAGGAAGCCGCGAAGCCCGAGGGCAAGGGCGGCTGGTTCGAGAACATCGCCGACAAGCTCGACGGGATGGAAGTCTCGCGCATCGCCGAGGAGCTGATGCGTGGCATCGGCGACGACATCGACAGCCGCAAGGACTGGATCGAGGATCGCGCGCAGGGCATCAAGCTGCTGGGCCTGAAGATCGAGGTGCCGGGCATCGGCGGCGCCGCCGAGGGCGCGCCGGTCGAGGGCATGAACCGCGTGCGCCACCCGCTGCTGCTCGAAGCGGTGCTGCGCTTCCAAGCGAACGCGCGCGCCGAGCTGCTGCCGACCGACGGCCCGGTCAAGATCAGGGTCGACGACAACAACGCGACGTTCCAGAGCGACCGCATGGCCGAAGCTCTGGAGAAGGACCTCAACCACTACCTGACCAGCATCGCGACCGAGTACTACCCCGACACCGACCGCATGCTGCTGATGCTTGGCTTCGGCGGCTTGGCGTTCAAGAAGGTCTACTTCTGCCCGCTTCGCAACCGGCCGGTCAGCGAGAGCGTCGACGCCGAGGACTTGATCGTCAACGCGGCCGCGACCGACATCCGTAGCGCCAAGCGCGTCACCCATCGCGTGATGATGCGGCCGTCAACCGTGAAGCGACTGCAAATCCTCGGCGTGTACCGCGACATCGCGCTGTCGACACCGCTGCCGCAGGAGCTGGACAGCGCGCAGCGCGAGAAGAAGGCGCAGCAGGGCGTCGAGCCCGAGGCGCTGAACCCCGAGGACCGCGACCGCGAAATCTACGAGTGCTACTGCGAGCTCGACATCAAGGGCTACGAGCACAAGTGGAAGGGCAAGCCGAGCGGGCTCGAAATCCCGTGGCGCGTCACCATCGACGTGAGCACGAAGCAAATCCTGTCCATCGTCCGCAACTACGACGAGGACACGGCCGAGCTGCCCGAGGCGCACCCGGTGTTCGTGCCGTACATGTTCGTGCCGGGCTTCGGCTTCTACGGCATTGGTCTTCTCCACATTCTCGGCAACACGACGAACGCGGTGACCGCGGCGTGGCGCGAGCTGCTCGACGCGGGCATGTACGCCAACTTCCCCGGCTTCCTGTTCAGCGATGCCGGCGGGCGCCAGAACTCGAACATCTTCCGCATCCCGCCGGGCGGCGGCGCGCTGGTGAAGACCGGCGGCATGCCGATCACGCAGGCCGTGACGCCGCTGCCCTACAAGGAGCCCTCGCAGGCCCTCATGGGCCTCGTCGAGAACATCGCGCAGACCGGCCAGCGACTGGGCGGCACGAGCGAGCAGCAGGTCGGCGAGGGCCGCGCCGACGCGCCCGTCGGCACGACGCTGGCGCTGATCGAGCAGGCGCAGAAAATCCTCAACAGCGTCCACAAGCGGATGCACGCCTCGCAGGCCGAGGAGTTCCAGCTCATCATCAAGTGCTTCAAGGAGCACCCGGACAGCTTCTGGCAGCGCAACCGCAAGCCGGCGATGGCGTGGGATGAGAAGACGTTCCGCGACGCGCTCGACATGTACGCGCAGTCGCTGGTGCCGCAGGCCGACCCGAACACGGCCAGCCACACGCAGCGCATCGTCAAGGTCATGGCGCTGAAGCAGCTCCAGACGTTGCAGCCGACGCTCTACGATCCCATCGCGGTCGACACCGCGGCGCTTCAGGCGCTGGGCTGGAACAACCCGGAGCAGTTCTTCGTGCCGCCGACTGCGATGGGCAAGCCGCCGCTCGAAGTCCAGAAGGGCATGGAGGAGCTGAAGCTCAAGCAGGGCGACCAGCAGCTCAAGCGCGAGGCGTTGCAGCAGAAGGCGACCGAGGCCGCGAACAAGCTCCAGCTCGAAGGCCAGAAGCTCCAGCAGGAAGGCGCGCTGGGGCAGGCCAAGGTGCAGGTCGACGCCATGAAGGCCCAGCAGCCGACCGGGCTGGCGCCGCCCGAGGACAAGTCGCAGGAGCTGGCGCTGAAGGCGGCCGACATCGCGGCCAAGGCCAAGGACGTCCAGTTCAAGCAGGAACGTGCGCTCAAGGAAGACGAGAACCGCGACCTCGACCGGCAGTCGAGGTTTGAGGAACAGAACCTGAAGTTGATGGGCGATGTCCTGAAGCTCAAGGGAGAGCACGCGCACAACGTCGTCGAGCGCATGGCCCAGCACGAGCACGAAAAGGAACTCGCGCGCATGAAGCCGAAGAAGTCCGATGGCTGACAATATCAAGCGCGCGCTGATGGTTGCCAAGACGGCTCACCCGCTGACGCAGGACGTCTACCACGGCACTACGCAGAACATCCCCGAGTTTCGTGACCGCGCCGATGATTACGCTCTGAGCTATGGTCTTGGCGTGCATGTCGCGCGCGACCCGAAAGTTGCCAGCAGCGAATACTTCACAAACCGAAATGATACGGGCGAAGGCGGCAACATGATGCCGCTCAAGACGCTGCCTGACGATAAATTCTATCCGGTTGAGCAAAAGCTGCTACCATATTTGCCGCCGGATACACCCAAGACATCGCGCACCGTCAGGTCGGATGACCGAGCTGTTGGCGAAGCTATTATGAAGCACGCGCTGAAGCGAGACCCGGCGCTTATGAAGCGTGTGTTGATGGAACAGCGGGCACTGTCTGAAGAAGACGCGGCAGACGCAGTCAAGAAGCTGCGCTCAGGCAAACCGTGGCAGCATTACGATCAGACGTACAACAACATTGATGAGTTGGTAGAAGACCATCTGCTGTCGCCGTGGAACCCTGAAGAGCGTGCATGGGCTGTTCGGTCGTTCCGCGATGAGTTGATCAAAAAAGGCTACGCGGGCGTCAAGTACATCAACACAAGCCCGAATGAAACTGCCGGCGCTGACGACCCGACCTGTTACATCGTGTTTAACAAGCCGACGAGCGAGGGCTACTACCCGCTGCGCGGCCGTTTTGCCGCGTTCAACCCCGAGGACAAGGCGTCGCCCGACCTGATGAAGTCGACCGGAGGCGAAGTGAAGTCCTTCCCGCGCAGCAAAGACCCCAAGGCACCGATCAATAGCTACCTTGCGCGCGATGTCGAGGAGGTGCCTATCGAGTGGCTGGCCAAGATGCACGGCAACGGCATGCGCCTATCACCCGACGAAATGGCCGATTTGCGTCGTCGCCTTGTCGAGGAGGGCATCCGCGAGCCCGTGACGATCCAAGCAGGCAAGACCTCGCGCCGCGCCAAGCTCGGCGAGGGCAACCACCGTGTGCGGATCGCGCAGGCGCTGGGTTACACGCATATCCCGGCGCGTGTGCTGACCGAGCACAATACTGAAGGCGGCATGGACGTCGATGCCGACATGATCCCGGTCAAGGGCGAGTATTTCTCGTCGGAGGCTGCGCCTTCGCAGGTGTTCAAGAGCTTGAAGAAGGCGCACGGCGGCGCGACCAACAAGGACGCCCGCCGCGCGCTGATGATCGCGCGCAAGCAGCA